ACCGATAAAAGCAAAGGCAAATATATCATACTTAAAAAGAAGAATAGAGGTGATAAACAATGATTAAACCATTTAAAAGAGCATGCTTATACAAGAGATTATATATCAGGATTGATTTAAAACAAGAGTTTAAATTTTTTATTGAGTGGTACGCTATTGATTACAAAATAAAAGATATTAAAAAGGATAATTTATGTTGTATTGAATTATACTGTTATACTGTCAATGATGAAATTGCTATTGATAACTTTATTGAAGATTACTATATTAACGAACAAAGAAAGGAAATGTAATAACAAATGACCGACAACGAAATTATTAAGGCTTTGGAGTGTTGCCAAAGCGAAGATGCGGGTATGTGCAGAATATGTCCTTTTCATAGTGATACTTATAGTGGGTGTTGGTATGAATTGCACAAAGATGCTCTTGACCTTATCAACCGACAGAAAGCAGAGATTGAGAGATTAAATAATAAACTTTATGTGCAAAAAGAAAGATTAAATGTTATATACGGTCTTACATATTATAAAGAATTACTTTTAAACCACATATCAAAAAACAGTAACACCGTAAAATGTAAAGAATGTGAATACCTTATGTTTAGTGATATGTATGGTGAGTGTTCAAAGGGTTATTACAAAGGTATTGTAAGCCCTAATGATAGTTGTGGTAAGGGTAAATTAAGAGTTAAAGAGGATAAACAAAATGAAAGAAACAACAAAATATAATGTGATGATTTCGGCTTTTTCTGCTGATTTTTGGTTGGCACAAAGAGGACACGAAAAATTAAATGAATTACAAGAGATGATAGATAATAAAGACGAAAATCTTATTAAAGATATTGAATTACTTGATGAACTTGATTTTAATTTAAGGCATAATAAAGTAATGATAGTTGAGGTGGAAACAAAATGAACCACTATTACCTCTGCAACCGTAAATACAAAATCCGTTACAATTCAATCCTTTGGTGGATATTAAGCATAATACAGGGTATTGTTATAGGTTTAATGATATATTCACCTGTGATATTATTCTTGCTTTATTATGGTATAACCCATTGACAAATATCCTAAATTATGGTAATATAATATTACTAATAGAAAACATCAAATTTGCCCTCCTAAATAGTTTGTTTGTTTTTGCAGAAAAATAGCACAGTATTGAGTATTTACCTCGTACTGTGCTATTTTCTATTTAATAAACTATCATAAACAATTCTTGTATTCTTTTATCATTAAATATCTTTTTGTCAATATTAACGATAATTTCTCTAAATTGTGCTATTAAGCGTTGATATGATACCTGACCATAGTTACCCTTGATAATTTCAGTAATATCCTCATCCTCAGTATGTGTACCTTTACTATCTGCTTCATTAGTGCCTTGTGTGGTATTTTTGCCTGTTGCAGTACCATTAGCAGTAGTTGAAGTATTACCTGTTTTAGTAACATTATCAGCATTAGTATTTTCATCCCAAGTCATTTTATCAGCATAAGTTACATTATCAATCTTTTTAGCATTAAGTTGAGATTGAGGGGTTAAACTTTCAATATGTCTTACATCACCTGTTGTCTCACTATTAGTTGTTGAATTATCCGTACCAGTTGCATTTGACTGTTCTGTGCTTTCCGTTTCAGTTGTAGTGTTATCTGTTGCTATAACACTTCCTGAGTTTTCATCTGCTCTTGTTCTCTTAGTTTTACGCTCATAATCAACATTGAATATCATATTATAATCATAATCTGTTGAAGCGTACCACAGGTTATATTCAGGCATAATCTCACACATAGCAATCTCTAATTCATCAATAAACCTACCAACCGTTTCAAAACCTATCTCACGATATTTAAAGTGATTAAGTAATTTTTTATTTAATTCATCTCTTGTAGGTATGATATTAGGAATGTATTCTGTGCTTCTATCCTTAGCAACATAAAGTGGATATGTAGAGAGTGCCTTGTGTATTTGCTCATTTATAACAGGATTTTCAAGTAAATCCTTTAAATAGACTGTATATCTTGCATTCACTCAGTATCACTCTCCTTATCCTTTAATAAATCCTTAATTTCCTTAAAATCTCTTAATTTAACACTAATATTTGTACCAAACATTTCATTTATGAGTTTACATGCTTCTTGTCTATTTTTAAGGAACATTTCAGCACATAACTCAATTTGTTCATTGTTTGCCTGTACTTCATCATCTACAAGGCGTTCACGCTTATCCATATTAGCATTATTTACACCTAAGAATGTCATACATTCATTCCATATCTGGTGTTTTTCATTACGGAGTTTATCAAAAACAATAGGTGCATCAGTCTTTAAAACGCTAACAGGTGCATTTTCAAGTTGTTTGTTACCGAAAATAACAGGTTCATTACCTTTCCATTGTCTATAAACATTTTTAAGAGATAACATAACCTTATCTGAACCAGTTACAAGCACAGGTGTTTTCTGTGCGTTAATGTTAATATCCATTGTCCTTTGAACATCTGCTAACCTATAAGCATACAGTTTAATTGTGGGATATGTAGGTAATTTTAAATCATTATTTTGAATTAAAACACAATTTTCAAAGTTGTCAAGAATAGTACCATTGTGGTCATAATTTGTTGCAATAGGCTGAATTTGTGTGGGTTCATCATAATAATTAAGAGTACCAACCCTTGAAGCACGAGCAACCATTAAACCCCTTGTTTCATCTTTAAAGAAAACACAACAACCATCATTATATAAATATCTTTCAATCCATTTTTCACTAATACCGTTAGGTAAGTTTTCCCACTTAAAAACACTTCTTGCAAGCATTGTTAAACGATAATAGTAATCTGTAAATGTAATATCATTTAAAGATTTTGAAAATGTATCCATTTTATAAATTTCATCATACATATAAATTATTCCTTTCAAATAGTGTTATCAACAGAATAATCATTTATCTCATTAGCATTACGCCAGAATGTAATACCTCTGTTGTAACAATCCTTAATAACTTGCATATCCTTATTAGGAATAGCACCATCACACTCATAATCAATACATTTTGTGTACCAGAAATGAGGTCTATGATTTTCATTAGGCTTTTTAACCTTATTTACCTTATAACCAAAGCAAGTAAAATAATCATCTATAATTTTAGCGTATTCAGGTTTTATACACATATAATAGAAAGTAAAGTTATTTTGACCAACTGCGGTTGTAACATCACCACTATTTAAATTACCTCTTGATTGTGCTGGAACCATTGAATGTTGATATACCTGACCAACAGTACTTGCTATTTGAGTTACACCACCAACGATTGAACCTACACCAAGAACACCACCTAAACCACCTGTACCAACAGTTGCAGCAGCACCAGCAACAATAGAACCTACACCAGCAAGAACATCAACGGTAATATTAACAGAGTTTTGTGATAACCAGTTAGTATACATATCACAAACCCAAGAGCAAACAGGAAATTTACCAGCATTTAAACTTTCCTCATAGTTTATATATGCACCCTTGTAATTTAAAGGAACAAGTTTAATAGAACCACCAGGTGTTATACATCCAATAACCTGAAAATTTAAATCTTCACCATCAAACAATTCCTGATGATATATAGCACAAGCACCAGCATTATTAGAAACAAGTATATAATTATAGGGGTAAGTTAATAACTTATTATTCTTAACTACATGTCCTTTTATACCATTTAACTTGTTATAAGTTAAATTATAGTGTCTTGGAGCCCACTTACCATTTGTATCTTTACCCATTGTTAATAAACCAGTGTCATCATATTTGATAAGTGCGGTAGGATATAGAAAAATACCGTTTATACCATCACTTTTACTAACATTTTCAAGTGTATTTAAATCACTAAGTAAGTTGCTATAACTATCTGGTGTAAATCTTTTATATGCCGTTCCTGAAAATATACCATCATACATACCACCACGATAGCCAATAACTTCACCATTAACAACTTGATATGTTGATGATAATATAATACTTAAATCACTTAATGTAGCATCATTATAAAAATTCTGGCACACATACTCACCTGTCTCTAACATTTCAGGAACAGTATGTAAACCAACAGTATCATCATCAACATGTTCACGCTCTACAAAACAGGGTTTACTTGTATAATCAAAAAACCAAGTTTGCATACAGTCTGTTTGAATTTTAATATCTGTTCTATTGTCATTGATATACTCCATATCAGTAATGAAAGCATAGAACCATCTATCACCATATTGAAAATTTTGATACATAACATAGTTACAATCCCATAAATCATCAATATGTTTAGGTATTCTTATTGTGCTATCTTTACGCTGATATGAAAAATCTGTGAATGAATGTCTAACCCGCCCAGCAAAATAACTTTGCTGAGCAGATTGACCATCAAAATATAAAGTATGTTTATAATCACTTTCTAATGGTACATTTAATAAATATACCTTTGTAATTTGGCTCATAAAACCACTCCTTATACGGTTACACCGTTGCTATCAACCCATTTTGTACCATCATACCAAATAGGTTTATCAATAGTTGTATCAAAGAACATCATTCCAGTTACACCCTCAGGTCTATCACTTGTACCACCTTTAAGGTTACAAGGTACACGCCAGTCAGTAAATGTACCGTTGTTATTGATATTCCTTGTTAAAATAACATCTTTATCCTTACTGAAAAAGAACTGTTTTGTATTACCGTTTGTTTCACTATCTACACTATTGTAAGATAAGTGAATAAGAAAACCAATAACCGCAGGGTATGGTGTATTAAGAGTTGTTGTATTACACCTGTAAATACCACTTGCTTTTACTGTGTTCACATCTTCACATAAAACAGGTACAGAGTTAAAGCAAGCCATTTGACCGTTAATATCAAATAAACCTCTATCACTTGCACCAAATACATTCTTTTCAACACCATCATAATTCATTGAAAATACAATACGGTTGATAGCATCAGGGTGTGAAGTATAACCCAGTTTTGCAGTTCTTGTTGTATCACCGTTTGAATAGATTTCAATACCTGGATAGTGTTGACCCTTTGGTGCTCTTAAACGAATATATCCTTTATCAAAGTTTACTAATGTCTTAATATATTTGGTTAATCTCTGCTTTAACCATCCAATACTATTAAAGGGGTTAAGTGAAGATATTGTTTTAGTATCCTTTACAAAATAAAGGAAGTTTGATACAGGTCTATCATTAAAACTATCATCAGCATCATCATTCTGCTTAATACCTCTTACAACAGTTGAAGCAGAACCACCACCATCAAGAGCAATAGCAAACTGTGTATGATATTTCTGGAAGATACGAATTAAATCATCATATCTAAAACCTACATTATCTCTTGACCTACCATCAACTGTAACAATGATATAATCACCGTTTGCAAGTTGTCCTATTGCTTGTCTGGGGTCATAGTTTGTTTTATCTTCCTGTTCAACAGGCACACCATCTTTAATAAGTTCTGTGAAAGTACAAGTAACATTACACATACCAGCACTTAAAAACTCATCAACCGTTGTACTATGATGGAATGAATGTAAATCACCTAATTTATCAATACCAAGATAATTAAACTTAGAAAGAGTTAAAAGTTCATTGTGAATACACTTACCATCTTTAATACATACACCCAAAGGATTATGTGTTGATGTATTATAAACACCGCAGTTAATAACAAGTGAAGCGTTTTTCCTGTGAGCAAAGGCAACGGTACTTTCAAGTTGTCCTAAACCATCATGACCTGTACCAAACCTTAATACAAGTCTGTTACCATCTTTATCATACTTACTTACATGTGTAACATAATAATCACTATTAGTTTCTTCATAATCTTTTAAAATCTCTGTATATATTAAACTTTCATCATAATATATATCCTGTTTTAATAATTCAATATCACTTGTAATTGTTTCTGTGATAATTCTATCAAGTTCACCTGAATTATGAAGTGTGTTAAACATTTTAACAAGTTCATCACTCAAATGATTAGAGATATATACACAAGTTTCAGCAATCTTACCATTCTGCATTAAAAGTTTAGCATCAACATTTTGAGTTAATTCTTTTATTTCTTCTTTTAACTGCATAAGTAAAACAGTATTTAATTCTTCATTTTTATAACAATCTATCATTTCTTACACCACCTTATAAATTGATACAATATCACCAGCAGTATTATGGTTTACCCAACCATAAGCATTGGTGTATAATAATGTGTTAATTTTAAGGTCAGCACCGTAATTATAAATTTCAACCCTGTATTGATGACCTTTTAAGTTATATCCCTCAAAATAAATACCAGTCTTTTTAGAGCCCTCATTTAACATACCCACAGAGTTAAAATCACCAAATAAACATTCATCACCTCTTAAAATAGTACCATCTTCACTAAGTGTCATAAACACATTGTAAGTTGCACCCACATTAAGATTAAAAGCACTTATAGTTTCAGTACCTTGTGTTAATATTAAGTCTTTAATAACAGGCACACTATTTGCTCTTGCATCAAATAAACTTGTAACAAGAGCAGTAATATATTGTTCTGCCTCACTTCTTTTTAAAAATTCATCTAATTTAGCATAAACAACAGGAATTTTAATTTTACCCATCTTATTCACCTCTTTAAGTAATATATAAGTATTTAATATGTATTGGTAGTTCAATATCATTATTGCCTGCCCATATTTCAGGTACACCAAGTCTTAATTTATAAACATAATTTTCATCTCTTGTCATAGTACCAGATATATCAACAACTACCTTATATGTTTCATAAAAATCATTTTCTTTATCTGTACAAACACACATAACACCTTGACCCGACCAACCAGCAAGACCAGTACTAGAATCATAAGTGAAAATTAAAGGTATATTAACTAAATTTATATTATTTTCATTAGAATAGGTTGTTGCCTCAATACACACAATAGGTTTATAAGAATAATAATGATGTAATTGTTTTTCATCAATAAGTGTGCCTGCTATATCATTATCATTTGGTTCAAACCAATACATAATTTGTCTACCAGGTTGTTTGGTTGCCAAACTTTTTTCTAATTGCGTATCCTTTTCTTCTAATAACACATCTTTTTCTTGTAATTGTGTAATTTTTTCTTGTAATGCTAAACTATTTTCCTCAACCCTTTTAGCAACCTCTGTTTCAATAACTGCTTCAATCTTTTCAATAATATTACTATCTGTAAAACAAATAACATTTTTACCTGTTAATTCACTTGTATTTTCAAGTTCTTCTTCACTACCAACCCATAATGAGATGTCTGTATCTTTATTAACTTCTTTGATGGTTGATTTATTAGTTACTTCTTCCTGTAAAGTACTTAATTCTTTTCGTGCTTCATCATCTTTAATCGTTAAATCACCAATGCGACAAACATATTTTTCTGTATTTTCACTCATTTAAAATCACTCCTCTATCGGTATATTTACAGGTACAAGGGTTTCTGTTTCAGGGTCATAAAGAAATTGATGTGTTGCCTGTTCCAATGCTACAACCCTTGTTTCAAGACTATCAAAAATATCATTAAAATGTGTTTTTAATTCAACTTCAAGTGTGCCATCATTAACAATACTTGCAATAGTATTACTTAAATTATCTTTTAAATATGAATAAAGTTCCTTAATCTTTAAATCCATACTTTCAATGTATCTCTGTTGCATACTAACAATTCTATTTTTATAATCGTTAATATCAATATCAGTCTGCTTTTCGTGTTCAGTTATAGTTTTTTCAAGTTCACTAACAAATGTATTATAGTTTTCTATAAGTTCATTCATAGCACCGTAAACTCTTGCAGTCTGCTCAATAGCAGTTTTACTTTCGCTATCATAAACAGATGGATATTTATTATTTAAAACCCATTTGGGTAATAATCTCATTTATTTCACTCCTTTATAAATAATAAAGGGTGAGTGGATAACCACCCACCCAATTTAATTAGACGGTTTCTACCTTAAATGCTACTGCATTTGTAAGAATTGAAAAAGCAAATGTTTGCCATACATGGAGACAATAGTTTGTATAAAGACCCTCACCATTTTCAAAAGGTCTTACAACAAATAAGTCATCATAAATCTGGAAAAATGCTTCATCACAGAGCATAGCCCTCATATCTTTATCAGGAAAACAGTCAATAACGATTTTCTTAGTATCGTTAAATTCTGCTACTGTCATATTAAAGAGGCTTGCAAGAACATCAACGGATACGCTTGTATCAGTTGCTACATCAAGAATAAGCACCTGTTCATCTTTTCTTGCAAAAGTTGTAATAGGCTTATCATCTGTATCCTGAGCAGTAAGATAACTGTTAAATTCTTCTGATGGGAAAGCCATAAGACCTGATACAGTTTTTACGGTCTTAATAAATTCTTTACCATTTGCTTCATTAACCGTTGGGTCAGCAACGGTAAGAACCTTAATAGCGTTCTTTTCAAGTGCTGATTTAATTAACTGTTTAGTGTTAATATATTCATCAAGTTCAGCAGAATTATAAAGTTGCTGAATGGTGTTAGTAATATAAGTTTCAAGAGCATCATAAGAAGCAAATGCCTTGCTCAATGCTTCACGAGATACAGTAATCTTATACTTTAACTGTGAGTTCATTCTGTGGTAAACAGTTTTAGTATCAGGAAGTTTTCTGTTAAGAAGTTCTACACCTGTGTTATCATAAACACTTGCTTTAAGGAAGTTGTTGTAAATTTCTTCAATAGTATCACCAAGTGGCTTTTTACCCTTTTTAAGAGTTTTAAGAGGGTTAGTAAAAAGTTTAGTATGTACTACTGATTTTACAAGTTTGTTTAAAAGTGTGCTTGTAAATTCATTTGCAACCATAATGTTATCATCATCAATCATAGCATAACGAATTTCATCAAGGTTAGTTCTTGTTGCCTCAGGAATTCTATCCTGATAAATCTGTGTTGCGTTTGAACGAATAGTGTTCAATACTGTCATCATATCCATATTATTTTATTTCTCCTTTTTCATTAAATAAATCTTCAAATTTTAATTTTTCTTTCGGTTTATCTTCTTCTATTTTATCTGGTTCAGTTTTTGAACCAACTCTCAAAAACAGTTTCATATTTGCTTCACGCAATTTTTCATTATCATCTGTTAATTGAGTGTTCTTCTGTGTTAGATTGTCAACGGTATCAAACATAGGTGAGTAAGTATCACTTAAAATTGATAACTTATCGCGTCTGTCAACATCATCTTCAATCTGTCCTATTTCTTGAATAAGACTATTAAATTCTTCTTTGGTCATACAATCCACCTCTTTTTCTTGAATAATAAAAAGTTATATTTTTTACGCTTAGTTATTTTAATAGGTGTATCATCTCCACCCTCATAACTTTCATTTTCATCAGGTACAGGGTCAACATCAGGAATAGTTTCACCATCACCCAATGGTAATCGTAAAACATAAGTCCAGTTAGTGCCTGTCTTAGATACACTTATTTCATTTCCTGTTTGGTCTCCTGTTAAACCACCAGTTATACTACCTTTTTCATTTATGTGTGCACCAACATTTTGATTATTTCCTATGTAAAGCTCAGTATGTCCTTGTCTCCACAATACATCACCTCTAACAAGCGTCATACTTGTTGAAAAATTTAGTTGTTCAAACCCTGTGGCTTTAAACTTACTGAGCATATTACCAGTATAACTTGCACCGTTTGTTTTAACAGGGCAACCAGCATTTTCAAATGCTTGAATTACAAAAGATGAACAGTCATAATCTGGACCCCATCTTTTATTCTGGTCATAACCATGTGTGTTATCATTTGCTATTGATATACACCAAGCAATAGCATCTTCAATTATTTTACTATTACTCATTTTCTTAACAACTCATTCACAAGTGATTGAACCTCATTATAGTTATAACCTGCTAACTGTAAACGGATTTTACGAATAGTACCGTTACCATACTTACCGTTGATAACATCTAATGCAACCTGTCTAAGTTTGTTATTTGAATTGTTATTATCATTGTTTGTAGATGATTTTAATAATTCATTTACCTTTGCTTGCACTTCTTCATAACTATAACCAGTTTCAAGCGGTATCCTCTGTTTGCGTTCAGCACCGTTACCATACTTACCGTTCATTACTTCCTTAGCAACATCATCTATACTCTTTTTATTTTCAATTTTAGGTGTTTCAGGTTTAGGTTCATTGTATGTAATAAAACAACATTTACCCCATTTAGTCCATTTACGCTCTTTTAGTTTAGTGATAACAACACCATAACTATGACCTCTTGCCTCAATAACTTCACCATTACCTTTATAAATACCAACATGACCAGTCATAAAAACAAGAACACCAGGAATTTCAGGGATAGTAGATATATCACCTTTTTCAGTACAACGTTTTAATAATGTATTAGCGTTTAAATCTTCATTTGAATTGTATTTAGGTGTATTATCTCTGGCATCATCACACCACAAATAACCTTTAATCAATCCTGAACAATCGTGTACTTTTTTATTTAGTTCACTATCCTTTAAATTCCACTTATAATATGATGGTAATTGTTTCTTTTTCTGCTCATAAAGTGATTTTGTTGAAAGTTGACCGTATGTACCATACCAATAGGGTTTACCTAATTGTGCTTGTGCATATTCTACAAGTCCAATGTTTGTTTTACTCATCATCATTACCCCCTTTCCCATTCTTTAATACATCTATTGCATCTGTAAGGATTTTAGGTATAGGTATTCCCATAAGACCACCGTTTTCAATGATTGATACACCCTCATTAACAATGAAAGCAATACACACACCATCTTTAACATAAACAGTACCTAATGCTATATCAATTCTATGTGCAACAAGAATAAGCAATAATGTCATTCCTTTTCTACATAAACCTTGCCAGCCTATTTTACTTTGTAAAGCACCTGTTTCTGTTTTAGTGGATTTATGAAACACACCAGCAACAATAAGACCTGTGATTAAATCAATACCCATAAAGATACATAATGTTGTTAGTGAAGCAGTCCAACCACCAAATAAATGGGATATATAAGCACCTACTACACCAATACCACTTATAAAGGCTTTCCACTTCATAAATTTCACCCCTTTCAAATACAAAAATGTAGATGAAAAATATTATATTAGTATAATATTTTTACACCTACATTATAATAATTATTGAATTATTTGTCAATTCAAGTTAATTGAATATTAACTATTTTTTAACGATACGGACAAAATCACTAACGATATTATTTAATTCTACTCTTGTTTTATTCTTTTTGACCTTATCCTTTGTTATTCCTAATATCTTCATTTTGTGAGCATCAAGTTCTACTTCAACGGTGCAACGGTCTTTATCAATTATTAAAACTGTAAACCGTTCCATAATATCACCCCTAACTTAAAGTCATTTGTATAACCTCATAGGTAATATTTTTAATATCCATACTCTCAAAATAAACATTACCCATTTTATAATTTTCTATGAAAGTATTAAAATGACCTGCTTTACTTCTTGACTTTAAGAACATTGTGTTAGGTTTATGGTCTTTCATTGTTAGGGTATATGTTAATACATAAGATGGGTCAATGTCTTTACTTACCCACATTTTACCCTCGTTAAAGTCTGCCCACACACCAAACTTATTACCTTTATAAACAAATGTAAAATAATAACGAGCCTTACCAGATTTCTTTTCAATAAAGGTTTCATCATCAAGTAAAAACTTATTTTCAATAGAATATTCAGCGTATCTTGTACCTGCAACAAGTTGACCAAATTCTGTATTTCTCTTGCTATCAATAAATTTTTCGTTTCTTACATCTTCAACTAATATAGGTCTTGTTTGATGTTTCCAGATATACTTACCGTTCTTATCCTGTTTCTTAGGCATCTTTAATTTCCAGAATAAGAAGTAGGGGTTAGTTATTGTTATAGCGTTTGCAAGCATAAATAAAACAACACGAGGGTGATTAGTTCCTGGTCTTGCAATAGTTTCATATAAGTTAAGTAGTTTTAACGGTTCTTCTGGTAAATACATTTGATTACCTTTATCAAGTAAAAATTCATCAAAAATTAAAGTAGTTATGTTAGGGTATGCTATTGATTTTTTATTACTTGCAGTAGATAAAACAAAACCATAACCAGCAATATCATCATCACACCATTTTATGTTATCAGTTATAGGTTTCATACGAATATAAAAACATCCACCTGTTACCTTAAATTCATAATCAGGGTATTTATATTCTATATCCTTGAAAAACTGTACCATAGGTTCTCTTAAATCATCTTTATATCTTCTTATATAACCAAACTGTTCTTTTCTTTTTATAAAATTATCAATAACCCATTCCTTAGCACCAAAGGATTTACCACCACCTCTGTTACCTACTATTATATTTATCAATCTATTATGTGTTAATGTTTCTCTGGCGTTCCAGAACATTGATGTATCAATCATATTTTTCACTTTCCTTAAAATAAAAATGAGACAATAACAAGTGGTATCGTAGGTGCAAACCCATTTATAATATAGTGGCTCTTCACCATTTGCTCTATATTATAGCCGATTACTTTTAACTCATTATTATCTCAATATAATTATATTACTTTTTAATGGTAAAGTCAACCTCTTTAAGCACAACACCACCTGGTACTATCTTAGGTTGCTTTTTACCTTTATAACTTGCACCTATTTTAAAATTCTTAAATGTTACCTGTGAATGACATTCTGTGGGCATTCCAGCAACGGTTACTTTTAATTCATATTCAGGGTTATCACTTGTAATATCCTCTGTTGAATTTTCTATATAACATTTCTGTCTTAAAAATTTACCTTTATTAAATCTACTTTCATATTTCCAAGCACCTAATTTTGTATCATCAATATCTAAACCTTGTGGTAATTCAAAATCAGGTGAAACACAATGTAAACTATCTGTATCAGCGTATATAAACTGAATATTTGATTTACCACTTGCGTAATTATCCATTATAGTTTGTGCTGACATTATCGTTTTTTGTCTTGCATAACTTGTAATAAATGAAGCCATCGCAATATAAATACCATCTTTTATCTCAGGGTCTTTATCATAATAATGAACAGTATTATCATCTTCATTAAAGTACGGTATTTTACTCCTTACAGTTATATCTGTACCGAATTTTCCATATAATGAATTAAGAAAGAGTTTAGCAATCAGGTATAATCCATGATTACCATCTTTCTTTGCTTGAATTTTTGCACTACTCCATTTATCTATATAATCTTTAAATAAACCCTTAGTGGCTTTAAATTTCCATCCACTCATATATTCAAGGTTATATACATCATAATGTTCAAAGAACATCTTTAAATCAACAGAGTTTAAACATAATGTAACAATCTCATCATTACTACTTGTTAAATATTCATTACCCCTGAAAAACATACTGTGTTTAATTTGTATCATAGGTATTTTACCTGGTTTAAGTTCAAATTGACATCTAAACATTTGAGTATAAATACAATACACATTATCTTTTTTATACTCACCCTCAAAAAATATGGGTGTACCAAAGGGTAAATAACAATCATACATTACAGATGGGTAAAGTGAGTTTACATCTAATACAACACCATTACCAACAATCTTACCTGCAAATTCAGGATTAAGATAAGTAAAACCACCTCTATAAGATTGTTTAACATCATTATGATATTTAGGTGTGGGAAAATATCTGTCAAAGTTTTTCTTTTGAATGATTTTCTTGTACTCTGCTAATGCACAACTACCAATAGTCATACGGTCTAAACCTTGTGAGTTAAAATAGTTTATTGCATGTGCTACAATCCTAACATCATTTTTTATATAATCTTCTTCCAAAGGTGTTAAAGGTGTTCCCTCAGGCAAGTAGTCATGAGATTTATAATCTATTGATAACTTGCCTATTGGGAGTTTAAAAGATTTTGCAATAGCATTAACTGATAGAGGTATTAACTTTAAACTATCTTGAAATGTTACTTTTTTAACCTTTTTACCTTTTTTCTCAAATATAACATCAATGTTATAATATAAACCCTTATCACTTATCAATGTGTTAAAGGTTTTTGTTGCCTTATCCTCAGGCTCAACATAATTAAAACCATTTTTAAATAACCAATGTAATATGAATTGACCATCAAATTTTAAATTATGAAAAAATACTTTAACATTGTCTTTCTGTTCATAGCACCATTTCATAAAATCATCAATGTTTGTTCCTATAATAACCTCTTTATTACTTGATATATCCGCAACCTCTGTAATAGCATACGCCCATACATGACAGTTTTCTATAATTGTTGTTGTTTCAAAGTCAGCAACAAACATTCTCATAATCTATCAATCCTTTATTTATTTGGTTGGACCTTTGCTAACACCTAAATTGTTAGCGTTTGGACCTTTGCTAACTCGTAAATTGTTAGCATTTGGACCTTTACTAACTCGTAAGTTAGAGTTGTCCTTGTTAGGCAACCATACCGCCTTTACAGATGATAAATAAGATTGATATGTATCTTCATCAGGGGGATAGTTAAATTCAAAAAGAGCATCTTCATATTTAAAAACTGTTAGAAAGTCTTTAAAATCCATATTTTCTATAACATCAATAACTTCTGCTATATCTTTTTCTCTATAATTCTCTAATAAAGAATTGATGTAGTTTCTTCTTAATATTTCATCTTTCTTAGTAAAATATGTTGATTGACTTTCCTTTTTAATTGCTTTAAACTTTTTGTTTAATTCAGTTCTGGTCATTTTAGGGGTAAAGGCTCTTAATGGTTTTAAAGATATTTCATCAGCCTTACCCATACCTAATTGACCTCTTGTATAACCTAATTCTTCACCTCTTGACCTTAATTCAACATCTGCAAGTTCTTTTAACCTTTTATTTCTCTTACGGTTAATCAAACCTGTACGCCTTGACATCTCATCTCGTTGCCATTTTGTTACTTGTAAGTTATACTCATTATCAGGAACATCAACAAGTTTTTCATTTCCTTTTTTGCTAAACCGCCTTAATGCATTTAATTCCCTTGTTAAGTCCTTTCGTGTATCTATCAGTTCTTTCATCTGCTTAACTGTAACACGCTCAGGAAGTGCATTTTTGCTCTTAGGGTCTTTCTTTGCAAGGCGGTCTATTTTAGCATTAAAGTTCCTTACAACTCGTTTGAGTTCTTTCTCATCATCTTGTCTCCAACGAATATTATATTGTTTTGACATTGTATTTTTTCTCCATCAACTATAAGCAGAAAACCTCTTTTTTCTATTGAGGAATAAAGTTTAACATCAAACAAAGTCTCATTATAAAAGTTAAAACCTAAACGCTTACTCAAAGTTTCTGTTAATGTTTCTCTATTCTCCTTAATTCTCTCAAAGAATTTTCTCTTATATAAATCACTTGAAAAAACATAGCAAACCTCTTGATTTTCATACATAACATTTGCCTTATGTGGTGATATTTCAAGGTTATATGCTATATTACTTCTTGTTAATGACATTGAATTTCACTCCTAATTAAAACGGTGCTTTCGTTGTATTTTCTGTTTCTACTGGTTTATCTTCTCTATAATAAACCCTAATATATGGTTGTTTGCTATCACCATTTTTATTGATAAATCCAACAACTTTCTTTTCATTGTAATAACCTGTTAAATACTGGTTACCATTCTTACCAACATTTAACCATAATGAAGCACATTCATCTTTTTCCTTTTTACCATCAGCATCTACTACATAAATACGAGCATCAGGTTCTTTGGGGTTCTTTTTGTTACCGTTGTAAAAACCGATAAGACCGATATTATTATCTTTATCAAGTCCAC